TTGCCCAGGACTTGGGACCTGGCGCCGTTGCTTACCACGGTGAACGTCTCACCGTGTCCCTCGCTCTTACGGGTAGTCGGGCTCGAGTCGCTCGCCCGCGTCCGCGGGATCGAACACCGCGTCGGGGTCGTCAACGTCACGGTAGCCCGACTCCTGCCAGTGCTTGTCGCAGTAGCGCCCCGCGTACACCCCGAACGAGTAGCGCGGGGAGCCTTCCGTGTCCACGTTCTTGCCGCTGTCCACGCAACGACAGCACCCGGTGAACGGCATCAGCTCACCGCATGGAACAGCTCGAAGGGGTTGCCCTCGACCATGACGGCGAACGGTGTCGGGTAGAACGCCTCGCCGTCGCGCCCCATGGCGCACACGAGCGCCACCTTCGCGCCGTCGCTCTTGCGGACGGCGCTCACGAGCGCGAGGTCGCCGTTCTTCGCCGCTTGGAGCAGCGTCTCGAAGTTGGCGCGGTCACCCTCGCGGAGCTTGCGCGGCACCGCTCGTCTCACCACGCCCGCACCTTCTCGTTGGCCGGTGCGAGCGTCTCACCGTTCTTCGTGTGCTCCTGTATCCTCCCCTCCGCGCGCCCCGTGCGGAGCCCCGCGTAGTACCCGCCGAGCCCCGCGAGCACGAGGAGGAGCAGCCCGAACGCGGTGTCGCGCCACGAGTCCTGCACCTTCTTGGCCTTCACCGTGACCGGGAGCACCGGCCCCGGTCCGGTCGCGCCCGCCGAACCGGCGAGCGGGATCTTGCTACCACGTCGCATGAGTCACCTCCCAGAACCCGAGCGCCCACCCGAGCGCCACGAGAACGACCGCGGCGGCGCACACGAGCACGAGCCCGTACGCCGCCACCACGGTGAACGCTCGCCCGGCCTTGGTACCGGCGAGCACCGCGCCCACCATCCCGCCGAGCACGAGACTGACCATGAGCATCACCGGTCACCTCCGTGTCTCTTTGAACCGTAGCACACCCTCATCGACGGACACGTAGCCCGTCACGGAGCGGCCCTTGACCTTGCCCGCCGCGGGGATCGTGAAGTACGTGTCCGGGATACCCACGCGGAACACGCGCGCCACGCCGTCCTCGCACAGCGCGCGTGCTCGCCGCCCGGCGCTCAACGCGCCTGATGGGTAGCACATGCTCTCCGCCTCGAGCCACGTGCCCTGCTCCATGAGCGACGGCGGATCGTTGGAGAACATGTACCGCGACGTGCGCGGCCCGACCGTGCGCCTCACCGGTCACCTCCGTGTCTCTCGCTGATCTCACCGGGCGGCACCGTGCAACCCGGCTCGTGCCGGTGGCACAACTTCCCGCACTCCCGGCAGTTTATCTCACCGTCACCGGCGAGCCACGCCACGAGCCTAGCGATGAACCGCCTCACCGGGTCACCGGCGCATCGCTCGTGTCGTCCTGCGGGACACCGCACGCGCACCGCGTGAGCGCCACCGTGCCGCTCGTCTCCCTGAGCAGCTCGGCGAGGTGCCACGGGCACGCGCCCACGCCCTCGTTGTCCGGCTGCTCCAAGGGCAGCGCGCGGAGCCACCACGTGGCCCGCCGCCCGCACACCTCGCACGTCACGGTCACCGGATCACCGTGACCCGGCGCACGAACTTACCGTCGAGCCCCCGCACCGCGCCCGTGCGCTCGGCGAGCGTCTCAACGGCACCGCGCTCGACCTCGCCGCGCTCACCGGCCCGCGCAAGCCGAGCGTGCGCCCGCTTGAACTCGCGGAGCCCGCCCGGACACGAGCGCAGCTCGCGCCGGGACGTGCACCGCGTGAGCCCCCAGTTACCGTAGCTCACCGGGCTAGCCCTCCCCGCCCGTGTCCTGCCACGCCGCGAACGTCTCGCCGTGCGCGGGGTGACACGGGCTCGTGCGGTCGAGCGTCAGGAGCGGCGTCACCGCCGACATGGTCTCCTGGCTCGCCGTCGTCTCGTGCTCGTGCATCGATCTCACCTCCACACCGTGGCCCACGCGAGCGCGAGCCACAACCCGAACCGGTACCACCGGCGCCGCTCGACCACGAGCACCGTGCCCGTGCGACGACACCCATTGAGCTCGGCCACCATCCCCGGCGCCGCGTCACCGGTCATGGCCGTGTGCATCCCCTCGCTCACCGTGGCGCCCGGCCACGTGAACACGACACCGGGCACGAGCACCGCGGGAGCAGCGGGCGCCGTCACCGGCTCCGCGTGCTCCGGCCACACCGTGAACGGCACCGCCACCGGCATCGTGCGGGGCGGGCGCACAACCGTCGCGGTCGCTCTCACGCGGTCACCCGCAGGATGCGGATGCGCGTGCCCCGGTTGACCCGGCGCACGAACCCGAGCAACCACTCGACACCGCCCGGCCCGAGCCCCACCGCGGTCATGCGGTGCGACCCGTGGAGCCCCGGCATCCGGGAGTAGCTGAACATGACGCGCACCGGTCACACCCTCCAATCCGCGGCGAGGAAGTACCACCGGAGCACGCGGCGCCACGCGCGCCGGTCGGCCCGGTTGAACGGACCCGCCGAGCACCGCGCCTCGCAGAACTCCCGGCGCGCCTCGCTGTCACCGGCGAGCGTGCGCTCGGCCAGGAGCAAGAGGCGCCGCACCGTGCGCGGGCCGATCCGCGGGCCGGACCTGGACACGTTCTCGTCGAGCCACCGCGACAACCCACGGAGCAGCGCCCGGTTGCGGCGCATGTCCTCGTGCCCGCGGGGCGGCACGCACCGCCCCACGCACGGCCCCACACCGCACGCCGCGGCGCACGACGTCTCCCACCGTCTCACGCCGGCACCGACTCGCGCGCCACCACGACGAGGAGCCGCGCCACCGTCGTGCGCATCCGCCACCCCCACGGGGCGAGGAGCCGCGCCTCGTCGTGGTTGCGCGACCCCGCGCCGTCGTGCGCGTCGAAGTAGTTCGTGCTCCACGGGCTGCCGCCCGCGTCGTACTCCGCCACGTACTCCGCGGCGGGCCGCGTGCGCTCCTCGTCGTCGAGCAGCGACGCCACGTCCACGTACCTGCTCAGTCGCATATGTTCTCCTCTCTCCGGGACTTGGGTACCCGGCACCGCGCCACCATGGCGCGGCGTTGCTTAACCGTGCGGCGCCACCCCGGCGCCCGCACGGCCCCTCGCGTCGCACGACTACCACCCGTGCTAGAACGTGCGCGCCTTCGGCGCCGTCTCGCTGCCCGGCTTGCTGTTGACGACCGTCAGGTTGATGGACACCTGCACCTGCTTGCCGCCCACGCTCGCCTTGCCCGACACGAACCACCCGTGCGAGCCCGTGCTGAACTCCCGCGCCGTCGCCTGCATCGGGAACCCGTCCAGCGTCACCACCACCGACTTGGCGCTCGAGAGGAACGCCGCGGCGAGCGCCTTGGAACCCTCCGCCGTGAGCGGCGCCGTGATGGTCTTGGGCGACTTGGTCGCGTTCACCATGGGGAGTCTCCTGTCGGGGCACCGTGCGGCGCCCCGTTCCGTTGCCTCAACGTGCTCCGCACGGACACCCGTGCGGTAGCGTGCCCCGGACTTGGGAACCGGGCGCCGTTGCTTACCGTGCGCCCCGCGGCGCACGTCCCTCGCGTTACCGTGCGGCGCCCCTACCAGGCGCGCCACCCCGCCACGTACTCCGCGCACAACGGGTTGTTCCACCACGGCAGGAACACCGTGAGCCAGTCGGAGTACTCCCCCCGCTCGTCCGGCCAGTCCCGGAACGCCTCGCAGAACCTCGCCACCGTGCAGGGCGCGAACACCGGGGCGCACGGGTCCGGCGCCGCGGCAAGCTGCCGGGCCGTGCGAGCGAACCCCACCGGTGCCCTCTTCGGCGCACGCGGCTCCCGTGCGGCTTCCCACGTCCTGCCCCGTGAGGCGGCGCATGCGGCGCACGCCCATGTCAAGCGTTCCGGCTCCCGCACCGGAGCCATGCCCGTGCGGCGCGGCGCACGAGCGGGAGCCGGGACGAGCCCGGACGTCGTCGCACGACAGAACGAGCACGAGCCCGTGCCCGTCCGACCGTGCGTGGCGCCGCGCCGCGTGTCGTGCGCGCCCTTCACCGTGTAGCTCACGAGAGCACCACCGTCCCGCACCCGTGGCACTTGGTACCGTTGTCGAGCATCAACTGGCGCGGCGCGCCGCACATGTCGCGCGGGCACTTCGGGCAGTAGCGCACCGTGCGCTCCACCACGTTCCACGGCACCGTGCGCTCCACCACCACCACCGGCCCGAGCACGCAGTTGGCGCACTCGCCGTCGATGGCCCACGCATTGTGCATGAACAGCCCGCACTTGACGCACGGCGTGTTCACCACGTTGAGCCAGACACGTCCGTGCTCGTCGGTGTACTTCATGTCGTTCCTCCCGTGCGGTGCGCAACCGTGCGCCCGCAACCGTACCGTGCGCTCCGTGCTCTAGTTGGGGGTGCCACCCTGGCTGCCGTGCGTCCGCGCCTTCGTGGGTCTCCCGTTCGGCTCCGTGCGCTACTACCCGTGCCGTGCGACGTGCGCGGCACACTACGGGTAGTGTTAAGCGGAGCAGGGGAGTCGAACCCCTGCTCCGCGTGCCTGTTATGTAGCCTGTTGCGACTCAACGTCATACCGGGCAGCGTGCGCTCCGTGCGCTCGCCGTGCTCCTGATATACCGTCTCCTCGCCACGCACCGCTCTACACCGTGCGCCCAACTGGACCGTGCGCGTGCTCGGACCCATGCGGCCCCACTGAAGGGGAGCCACGCTAACCCCGCTCTAGTCGGGGAAGTCGCAGAGTGTTACGCACGGTGCCAACCGGGCACCGCAATTCGGTGTAGCGCTCCCACGGTGCCACCCGTGGTCTCGCGTGCGACACGTTGCGCCCGCACCGCACCGTACACCATGCCTGGTGTACCGCACCGTGCCCGTCCCAGGTTCCTAGCTTGTACCCCGGAGCGGTCTCGTGTCGTGGCGTGCAACGTGACAGACCGCTCTTCGCGTTCTGCTACTGGCCCGTCCCAGTACTCCGTTGCCTCTCGGTTCTGGCCCGCGCCGTCCAGTACTCCCGCACTGTACCGCGCCACCATGCCCCCCGGGTCGAATCCGCCCGGGGAGGTACTTCCGCCGCAAGCTACCCTCGCCCGTTGCCTGCTACCGCACGTGCTACCCTTCCGGGGTCACGTTGCGGCGCCGCGTGTCAGTGTCGCGCTCGACGCCGGTTTTACCCTGGCGTCTCTCCGGGGATTCGCGATGCCTCGCTCCTCCTCGGCGCGCGAGCACGAACGAACGGTGCTACGCTCGCTTGCTCGTCTCGCCTTTCGCCTCGCGTCCGGGGGTTTCACTCCCCCGCGACATGATCCCGCCGCCCTTCCACGTTGGTCGCACCGGTGCTACCGGTCTCACGCTGCTACCGTGGGGCGCCGCTATGCTGCGATCTTCTCGGGACTCCCTGCCGGGAGCGGGATTCGCGCTGCTACTTCGGCTCGCCTTTGACCGCCTCTCGCGGCGACTCCCTGGCGTGGGGGAGTCGCTTGCGCTCGTTGGTCGCGACCGTCGCGACCGTTTCGTGTCTCGCGGTGCTTTCGAGGCGCACCGCTCGGAAGCTTGGGGTTTTGGCTTCCTGGCCCCCCCGGAGCGAAACCGCGCAAAACCTTTGGCGGCAACAGGGTTTGGCTTCGATATCACGGGCGATATCATGACGCGACAAGACTTAAATTATGTCCGCAAGTCATTGCCAGGCAAGCACCATCGCATGACGCCCGAGCTGCTTTCCCGTATAGCGCGCGCTCCCAATGACTTGACTGGCGCGCTCTTGCCTCGTCCGATTCTCAATAGAGCGCCCCTTGCGGCGCCACGCTTTGCGACTAATTCCGAATCGCTATATAGCTTCCGTGGTATCAATGACTTGCGCGGATTATACCACCCGCGATATCCGAGCTAACCTAGCCTCGAGCAAGGCTATGCGACTTTTATATCGTTTGGGGCGCCGCCTCGTCGGCCCTTGCGGCGCCTCGAGATGCGCGAGACTCGCCGGAAGGGCCGCGCAAGGGCCGCCACGGGTCCGCCGCGCCGTTCCGGCCGTTGGACCCATCGGCCCGTTGCGACGCGCCAGGCGAGCTCTGGCGAGACGACGTCGCGTGTCTGTTGCGGTGCCACGGTCCGGGCCACCCCAGGCGCGGTAGGGAGCGGTAACATCGGCGCCGCGTCCCGGTGGCAGTAGCAACCGTGGCATGGGACGTGAGCGGCACGCCGCTTGACTGGACGGGGGGAGGGCATCGGGCCGTCAACGACTGGCGCCGAGCACGCGCCGTGCCGCGCCTGGGGTGGCCCGAAGCTCAATGCTATGTGGGTCAAAGCCTTATATTAAATTTACATAGCGTATATCACTACCGACCACGGTATGCTATTCGGTTTCAAGTCGAAGGGCTAAACCGAGCTTGAGAGCAACGCGGGGCGGGTCTCCCGAAAAACCCAGGATGCCCGGGGCGAAATGAGATCGCGATGCGCTGTTACCTGACTGTCAACGCGGCAATTCTTCATTGTTGTCCGGGTCGTCGGGCGTGCGGGGGCGCTCCTCGTTCCAGCTCTCCTGGCAGAGCTTGCAGTAGACACTCACGAAGGTGACATGGTCGAAGCGCTGGAGGTCGTTGTGCCCGCACCGCCGGCAGCACTCGAGCACGAGCCCGAAGTTGCGGACGCACTCCTCGTACTCGAGGTCGTCGATCTCGGCGTAGATGCGCGCGACGAGCTTGTGGAGCATCTTCACGTTGAAGCCCGTACGCGCGGCGCGGGTGGCGAGGTAGTTGCGGAAGGCGCTTCGGGTGTCGTTATCGCTCATCGGCCAAACACCAGGGCGCAACACCGCACACATGAATCGCCTGTGGTCGTCATGTCGCCGAGCTCGCCGCAGTAGAGGTGACTCGCATCAAAGGGCACACGTCCTCGCGGCCCACCGTACAAGCGTCATCAGATCGACCTTGATGCTACCGATAGGACGTTCCTCCGAGACCCCTTGGGGCAGAGCCGTCGAGGACCTAGCCCACGTCTCCACGCCCACGATGATCGTTGCGAGACCATCAGGGTCGACCTGGGGGCTGAGGGCGACTACGCGCGTCGTGAAGCACTCGTGATCGCGGCGAGCCTGGGTCGTGGGAGCGCCACCGGAGACGACGAAGCGTAGAGCGCGCTCGTTCTCGGGGAGGGCGAACCACGGGCGAAGGCGTCGAGCGAGTATGGGAGCGTCGAGCGTGCGGGTGCGCCGCCTCTCGTTCGCGAGGGTGAGGTTCTCCCCGACCTTGGCTCCGAAGATCGTGGCGCGGGCGTCGAGGAGAAGCTCCTCGGGCAGAGCGAAGCGCACGGAGCGGACCAGCACCGTCCGCGCGAGCACCGGGTCGTCAGGAGCCTCACGGAAGGAACGCTCGAGGATACGCGCCGCCTCATCGCTCATGCTCCTAGTCTCTCCACACGAGATCGCGGCACCGCTCGGAGAGCGCGGTCCGTCATCCTGCTCGTCATGGCAAGGTGTCCTCGAAGCGTGCGTGCTGCTCGCCGACGGTCTCGACGTTCGCGTCGACGCGCTTCTGGAAGACGGCGAGGCGGAGCCCGATGTTGTTCCCCTCGCCGAGCTGGTGGATGAGCCACCCGACGCACGGCAGCTCGCGGCGCTTCGTCGTCTCGTGGCAGGCCATCATGCGAAGCTCGCCGCCGATGCGGATCGCGCCCGGCTCGGCGATCGTGCTCTTGAGGTTCTTGTGCTTCTTGACGCAGTAGCCGCCGGGGATCTCGCGTGGGTTGGTGGAGACCTTCCACGGGCAAAGTTTACATTGGAGGCGGGGCGCGGTCACAGAGCACTCAGCGCGACGCGGAACCCCACTTCGTCTCCCGACGTGACGTGCTCGTTCGAGCGGCGCCCAACCCCTTCCTTGGGCCACCACGTCGTGCGGAAGGAGCCGCCGTACTGACTGCCGTCCGCGGTCATCTCCCAGACGTTCCCGCACATGTCGGCGGCGCCGCACCACGAGACACCGAGCGGGCGCGCGGGGCCGTAGAGGTACGGCCAGTCCGGGCACCGCTCGCACGCGGGACAGTAGAAGACTTCGGACGAAGGTCCGGTGCTGCGCAGCTCAACCGGTCCGCGGCAGCGCTCGCACAACTGCCGCGTGGCGGCGCGCGTGACGACATCGCCCGCGACGCACAGATCATCACCCCACGGCGCGTTGTGCTGAGAGCGCACACTCCATGGGAAAGCCAGCCGACTCCCGTACTCGTCGACGCCGGTCGCCGCCCACAACCACTCGCGATCCGTCGGGAGACGGAGACCAGCCCACGTGCAAAAGGTCTGCGCGTCTATACCCCACATGTCCACGGCGGGATGCCGTTCGTACTGCCGCATGTCGACCGACGCCATGTGGGAGGTTGCCCTAGCGTTCCCGGTCTCCTTGGCGAAGACGCGGTACTCGCCGAGCAAGACAGGGTAGCGCCCGATGTAGAACGGCGCCGTCGTCACGCGACCTGTCGAGTCGCAGTTGGCGCAGGTGTTCGGGTCGCCGTTCACGTAGAGCGCGGTCGTGATGGGGTAGGTGCCCTTGTGGCAGCGGTCGCACTCCCGCGAACCGCCCGGCACGTAGACGAGCTCGAGGTAGAGGTCGGGCGCGTTCGTGAGCCGCGCGACGTAGACGTTCCGGTCGAGGCGCCGGAGGTTCTTCACCTCGTTCTTGGGGAAGAAGCCGTGCTCGCGGCACGACGGCATCTCCTCACCGCGCCAGCCAAGGCCGATGCGGACGCGCTCGTCTTGGAGGCGGATGAGCGCGGCGGCATCGCTCGGGCTGTTCGCGTGGGTGCGCTCGAGCTCGCGGAGGCGGTCGTCGCTCATCGGCACTCCACGCACGCCGCGCCTTCGCGCTCGCAGGCGTAGCACCATCCGTGCTTGCCGTAGTGCTTCATCGGGAGCACGCACGTCCGCCCGTGGTTGAACTCGCCGCGCGGCTCGTGCTCACCGCACGGCACCGGCTTCGTCCAGCCGCGAGCCAGGCGGGCGACCTCGTGGCATCGCCAGTACTTCCCGCCGCGGTCCACCGCCGGGATGCGCTTCACGAGCTCGGTCGCGCGGTAGAGGATCTCGACTGCGCGCCGCTCGAAGATCTCGTGTTTGGAGTAGTTCTTCATGTGGTGTTCTCCGGTTTCACCTTGGCGATGATCTCGAGCATGTCGTAGCCGAGGTCCGTCGCATCCTTCGGTACGAATTCGCGGCGTCGCGACGGAACGTTGTCGCACCCCCACTCGACTCCGAAGACACGGATCGACACCGCGCGGCGCCGGATCATCTCAAGACGGAAGTAGCAGTCACGGAGATGGTCTGGGTAGGTGACGCCCGCGGGTGGCTTGAGGTCGAGGGTGTGAACCTCCTCGACGAGCGGAGGCTCGCGCTTCTCGGCGCCAGGGTCATCGACGCCGTAGCGCCTGACAGGCTTGTCGTCGGTCATGCGCGCCTCACGGGATCGAGTAGGGCCAGTGGTGCTTGAACGGTGGGTCGGGTGGACGTCGGCGAACCTGCGGCGGACCGTAGGGGATCACGACCTCGATGAGCGCGCCGGATTCGAGCGGCAGTTTGTTGCCATCGAAGACGACCTGGAACCCGACGATGTTCCACTCGTTCTTCGGGTCGCGGATACGTTCGATCGAATAGAGATCAGGGCTCACGAGCTTCTTGTTCCAGATGACGCAGAGAGCGCGGCGCAGCTTGTCTTCACCCTCGACGCTGTCCACGATGTAGTCGTCGCTGTCGCCGAGCTCGCGGAACGTGAAGCTGAAGCACTCCGACCCGCCCGGCGCACGGATGGTTCTGGACCTGGGGCGACGTGGCTCCTGCCCGTAGAGGACGTCGTACTCGAGCACTTCACGGACAGCGCGCGCTTGCCGCAGCTTCTCCTCGAACACGTTGGTGGAGGTCTTGGGGTACACGGGCTTCGGCGCAGCCTTGGGAGCCGGCTTCACCTCGGCGTTAGGGTCGCCCAGACCGTAGCGCCTCTTGGGCTTCTCGAGATCGTCCGTCACAGCTCGGGGAAGGCGGCGACCATCTTCGTCGACACCTGCTTGCACTGTCCGTACGCATCCCCGTAGCGTTTGATGTTCTGGGCGACCCACGTGGCGTACTCGGGCTTCACAATAATACCGCCTGTCGGTCGCACATCGTAGCGCACCACGCGGCGTTTGACAATGCCCACGCCATATTTTACATTTAGCAAGAGCAGTGGAAGACCAACCCAAGGCAGATCATGAGGCCGTAACCGTCCTCGCGCGAGCGCGGGAGCGGAAGCTCCGTCTCTCCCAAGGCCAGCTCTCCGAAGCCGGGCGACGGACCGCCGCGATCTACCGGAAGGTCTACGACGCCGAGCCGCAGGCGACCCCCGAAATCGTGACGCCGGCGCCGCTCTCCAAGCCCGAGCTCACGATCCCGATGTCGGTCTTCGCCTACCGGCGCCCCGACGTGCCCATGATCGACGCGGCGATCGACTCCGTCATGAACGGCACGCCAGCGCCGGTGCCGGTGAAGCGCAAGCGCCAAGCGCGCTCGAGCGGCCCGCAGGACCCGGCGCTGTGGGAGCGGTGGAAGCACGACGTGCTCCTCGTCCTCGCGCTCGGGAAGATCGTCGAGCGCCCCAAGACCACGGAGTGGCTGATCCGGTTCTCCGCGAGCGTGCGGGACTGGGTCCGCAAGATGAACCGCGCGCTCACGTCCAAGCAGCGAGCGGTCATCGAGCACACGATCCGCGAGCACATGTGGAAGCACGAGTGGGACGCCGTGGTGGTTGTCTGGGCTAGCGAGTTCGATGAGACTCTCGCGGCGGTCCAAGAAGTCGACGAGGCTGCGGAGTTCTGATGGGTGGAATCGGAAGCGGCAGGAAGCCGGGGAGCCGCGCGGCGCACCGCAAGGCGGATCACCCCGAGTACCGCGTGTGGCAGAGCATGATCGCGCGCTGCGAGCAGCCGAAGGCGCCGGGCTACTCGAGCGCAGGCGAACGTGGCGCGAAGGTGTGCGCGCGCTGGCGGACGTCCTTCGAGACGTTCCTCTCCGACCTCGGCGCACGCCCGAGGAAGGGCTACGTCCTCGTCCGCAGGAACAACGAAGGCGACTTCCGTCCGGGCCGTGTGCGATGGGGGCTCCCCGCCGAAGTCGCCGCGCAGCGCGTCGAGCGCGCGGCAGTCTAGAACTCGACGGCGAGCTGCCCGATCCAGTCGTCGCGGCGGCGCACAGGCTGTACGGGCCGCGGCGGCTCCGGTTCCTTCTTCACGTACGGCTTGCGCGGGGCGCGGGGCGGGTTCCTAGGGTCCTTCATCGGTAGCGGGTCGAGCCCGAAGACCTGTCGGTTCGTGTAGCCGCCCGCCGCCGTCGAGAAGCGCCGGCGGTTCACCTTCCCATGGGAGACACCGTAGCGGTCGCCGAGCTCGTTGAGCGTCATGAGCGGATCGTCAGGGGCGAAGCGACGGGTGCGGCGCCTTGCCAGGGCACCGGCCCATGCCTGCGCCATCCGGTGTTCGGCGGCGATCCAGCGAGCGTTGCCGGGGCGGAGCGACTCCAGAACATCGACGCGCCCGAGCACCGCGTCCGCCTTCTCCGGCAGCCCCACGTCCATGATGAACGCGCGGAAGTCGCGCCACCGCGCGCAGACCTCGAACCACAGCTCGTCGAGAAGACGACGCCACCGACGGTAGGCGACGCGGAGCATGCTCTCGCCCGGCGCCACTCGCACGAACGCCTTGAGCTCGTGCTTGGTGACGTCGCACTTGAGCCGCGCCGAGAGAACCGGGAGGCTCGCGATTTCGGCTTCCAAGTAGATAGGCGCCTGTGACATGCTCGAAGCATAGCAGTGGATCGCGGCGCACGGGAAGAGGTAACTTGACGTGCCGCATCGACAGGCGGTATTATCTAAGACTGGAAGGGGCGCTCCGTGAAGTGCGAAGTAACCGAGTGCCCGCTCGACGCGACGTCCTGTGTCGTGGTCGAGCGCTTGCCCGAACCGATGCTCCGTCGCAAGGTATGCTCGGTGCACGTAGACGACACCGTGGACCACTACCGCGCGCAGCTCTGCGCGATCACCGTGGTCGCGTTACCCAAGGAGGCCACCCTGTGAAAGAAGCCTGGCTCGTCTCGACGGACGAGGAGATGTGGACCAGCTCCGCTGAGTTCGCGACCCGTGAGGAGGCGATCGCGCACGGCCCCGACGAGGAAGGGATTCAGCCCGGCACCCGCTACTTCGTCGGGAAGAAAGCGGAGATCCTCGATGTGCAGGACTCCACGCTGTGCAGCGCCGACTCCTTTCTCGAGCGGCTTGCCGACATCGCGTTCGAGCAGGTGGGCGACGATCTCGCGGACGGCTGGCCGAGCGGCCCCAGCAAGGAAGCGAAGGCCGAGCTCGAGCAGGACATGGCGAAGGTGCTCCGCGCGTGGATCGAGAAGCACGGTCTCACGCCGAGCTTCTTCACGATCCGCGGGACCTCCAACCACGCCGAGCCCGACTACCCGACCGAGTGCGAGCACTGCGAGGCGGAGCCAACGGTCGTCTTCGAGCGCGAGCTCACGAGCCCGGACGGCGTCGTCACCGGCGAGATCCGTGTCTTCTCGTGCTCGGACTGCGCCGGCCAGGTCGAGTCCGACACCGGGGCGCCGCACGTGACGCTCGAGGCGTGGCGCGTTCGGGAGCGGCTCGCGGAGTGGAAGGACCAGGAGGCCAAGCGCGCAGCGAAGAAGGCGGCGCGCGAAGCGCGCGACCAGGGCATGGATCTGCTCTAAGTCGTGGCCCCAAAAAGGTTATGCTACTATCTACCCAGGTAGCACCATGAGCCGCGGTAGGTACCGCAAGAGGAAGAAGTTCGTGCCCGACGGTGAGCCCGCACCCGACACTTCCGAAACCGCTCAATGCGAGCGACGATCGTGCGGGCGCGCGCCACTCTGGGCAGAGTTCGTCTTCCTAGCCCCTAACGCCGGGACCCAAAAGCGCATCGGTTTCCTCTGCACGGTGCACAAGCTCGAGGCCGATATGGATGGCAGCCGTCGTGAGCGTCTGCTCAACGCGCATAAAGAGCTTCTCCAGCAGATGAACAACGGTCGCGTCCCGCATCCGAGTCGAGTTTTCCTCACGATCAAGTCGTTGGGTTAAGGTAAGGTTGCTACCGCGTCGCGTCATGTTGGGTCTTAGTTAGTGCGTTTTGCGATTGGTGGCTCCGCGGTTGTAACTCGTTGCGCTGTGGTGTAGAATCTGATGCCGTTGGTGGTAGGTTCAATGCAGCCAAAGCGGTTAGCATGCGCTGTAGCCTAAATGTGTTCTACATCTACAACAAGCATCATCTACCCCCTTTGGGGGTGAGAAGCACGGATTGAGGTAGAAAAGTGGGTAGGGCAGATACATGGATGCGGATGAAAAACGAGCACGCCGACAGGCGGTAGAGCTGCGTCGTGGTGAGCCGAAGGAAGACCGTGAGAAGCGACAGCTCTACGAGGTGGGGGTGATGGCACGGCAGGCTGACTGTGCGATCCAGAAGGTCGCTGTGCAGGTAGCGCGCAAGCCGCCAGCATCCGACTGCCTCGTTCCTGCTTGCGTCCGCGCGACGGAGATCCGCGGGCTCTGCCGGACCTGCTACACAACTGCACGTCGCTTGGTCCTGACCGGACGCGCGACGTGGGAAGACCTCGAGCGCTACGGTAAGATCCTGCCGGCGCCGCCGCACACCGTCTTCCAGGGCACGACGGAGTGGCTGCTCGACTGGAAGGTCGAGGACCCCTTCTCGCAGGCGCAGTTCCAGAGGACGCAGTGCTAGACGACGAGGACGACGAAGTCGATGAGGACGACAAGCTGATCGTTCCGGCCCCGGTCGTGTCGCCGTTCGGGGCTCTCGACACGCAGCTTGCACAGGACCGCATGGGGCGCGCGCTCGAGACGATCCAAGCTGGGTCGCTCGGCGTCTGGAATGGGCTGCCATCGATCGCGCGCGACTGGCTGATCCGCAACGTCTTCGAGCCGCAGATGCAGCAGGGCAAGTGCGACCGCAACCTCCAGGAAGCGATCTACGCGGCGGACTACGAGATCGTTCCACCGTCGCCCGCTGAGTTCCTCGACAGCGAGGAGTACATTCGACATGTCGGTCGAGAGCTTTACCCGGCACTTCGGCCTCACATACTCGCGGCATGCGATCCGACAGGTGGGATCTACGAGGTGATCCTCACGGGCGCGAGCTCGATCGGGAAGTCCTTCGCGGCGTGCGCGATACTTGCCTACAAGCTCACGCGTTTGTTCTGCCTGCGCGAGCCGTCGTCCTTCTACGGGCTCCAGGCGAAATCGCGCATCTACTTCGGCCTCTACGCGGTCTCGAAGAAGATGGTGAAGCAGGTCGGCTTCGAGGAGTTGAAGCATGTCTTCATCGAGCCGTCGCCCTTCTTCAAGGATCGGTTCCCGCCGCTCCCGCACGGCGTCGAGTACATTCGGTGGGAGTCGAAGCCGGTCGAGATCATGGTCGGCTGTGTCGCAGAGGGTACGCTCATCACGACCCCGGTGGGCGATGTCCCAATCGAGGTGCTCGCTGATGCTTCTACAAAGGTGCTTACCTTCGATGCGGCTGGCGTGCGTGAGTCTGCGTACGAGGGCGTCGCGTTCTCTGGCGTCAAAACAGTTTTTGACCTAGAGCTTGTGAATGGTTATTGTGTCTCTGCAACGGAGACACATGAGTTCGCCGCGGTTAGGAAAACGACCCCCGTCATCGAAGGACGAGTCCAAGCCGAGATGCTCCCGCTCGGAGAACTCCGCGAAGGCGACTATGTCGCCGTGTTGCAAGACGTGCAGAGAGACGCGCGCGTCGGAGTTCTACCTGCGCAACAAGGCGCGATGCAAGAGCTGCGTCAAGTTGAACAACAGCGCGCGCTACCATCGGACCAAAGTGCTGAAACGGGTCCCGCCGCCTCGGGGGATGGGCCGCTGTACACGCTGCAAGACGTTGAAGCCGCGCGGCGATTTTGGCCTGCGCGCTGGCGGTCGCTTGCGGTCATGGTGCCGGCGCTGCGAAGTGGCCTACATAGTGGAAGCAAGGAAGGCGGACCCGGAGAAATTCCAAGAGAGGGATCGGCGCCGCTCGACCGATCCGGTCCTGCGTGCGAAGGTCGCCGAGCGGTGGCATCGCTACTATGCGAAGAATCAGGCGTCGTTGATTCAGCGCGCGTCTATTCGCTGGCACAAGATCACGAAGCCTCGGCTGCGCGTCGACTCGGGCTATGCGGAGAAGCATCGCAACACGCAACGGCGGTACAGGCGGGCGAACCGCGCGCGTCTAAACGCGCTATCGCGCGAGGCCAACCGGAAGAATCCGCTGCGCGTCAAGTACTGGAAGGCCAGGACCAAAGCAACGCGGCTACATCTCCCGAACACGCTTACGATGGCGCAGCTCGAGTGGATCATCTCCGAACTCGCGATGACGTGCATCTATTGCTGCGCGCCGCTGGTTGGGACGCGGTGGCAGATCGACCACTTGATTCCGTTCGCAATGATGGGGCCGAATATCGTCACGAACGTGGTGACGGCGTGTGCGGACTGCAACAATCACAAGAAGGCAAAGCACTGGCTTCGGTTCGTGCGCAAGAGCTTCCCGACGCGCGAATCGGCGATCGTCGAGTTCGTTGGGCGCGCATCACACGAATTCAGCGTCGAGGCTCCTGCCGCGTTTACGACGTGTACAACGTCCCAGGTACGCACCTAGTCTTCGCGAATGGGATCGGCTGCTCAAATTCGGCCAAACTGCACGCGATCGGGAGGTCGCTGTACGCTTGTCTAGGTGACGAGCTCAACTACTTCGAGCAAGGTGAAGGCACGTCGAACAAGGCGCGCGAGCTGGTCGCGGAGGTCAGCCGACGTCTCGAGGCGCGCTTCGTGGAGGAAGGCGGCGACATTCCCGGCGTTGCGATCTACGTCTCGCAGACACGCACGACGAGCGACTATCTCGAGAACCGCGTCCGAGAGAAACGCGGCGTGCAGGGCGTCCTCACGGTCCGCGGTCCTCGATGGGCGTTCAACCCCAAGGGGTACCACCGCGACCGCAACCGCGGCTTCCGGGCTGACCTCGGCGACCCTTACTTCCGGGTCTTCTCCGGTTCGGAGGTGGCGGACCCGCGTATCGTCGATCGCGTCACCAAGCAGTCCGACGGTACGTGGCTGGTCGAGCCGATCGATGCGGACGCTGACGGTGACCTCGACGAGAACATGACCCTCAAGGTCCCGGTGCTCCACTACCGCGCTTTCATGGACGACATCCACAGCGCGTTGCAGGCGATCGCCGACGTGCCGACCGGCGCGTTCATGCCATTCTTCCCGCGGCGCGAAGCGATCCACGCGGCGCTCGACGACGAGTTGCCGTTCCCGTTCTCGATGCAGGAACTCCCCTGCTACGAGAAGTCTGAGCTGCGGCTCCAGGAAGCGTACTCTCACGAGCTTGTCACGCGCGTCGACATGGGGAAGCTCTGTCCGATCCGGCACCCGGCGGCGTCGCGATTCATCGCGATCGACCTTGCGTTCGGCAAGAAGGGCGGCGACAGCGTTGGCTTTGCCATGGTGCACGCCGCGGAGCACAGGCTCGAGTCGCGGCGGTCCGATGACGACCGCGCGGACGTGGGTGAGACCGAGGCGGTCAAGACGATCGAGGTCGACTTCTACGTCGCGCTTCGTGGTGGGCAGTACGGTGAGCCGGTCGACTTCAAGAAGATCCGCATCTTCATCGACTGGCTTCGCAAGATCGGCTTCCAGATCAAGCTCATCTCCTGCGACTCGTTCCAGTCGGAAGACAACCTTCAACGGCTTCGCGACCTCGGGTTCAACACAACGAAGACGTCCACGAGGCGTTCGAGCAAACCCTACCGCGATCTTCGTCAGGTGTTCAACGAGGGTCGCATTCGGCTCCCGTGGCCTCCGGCGCTCCTGCGCGATCTCAACCGGGAGGATCGCCACGCGCGCGAGCAGGCCGCGGGGCGTGTCCTGCTCTTCCAGGAACTCGCCGGCCTCGAGCACGACATGAAGGCCGACAAGATCGACCACCGTGAGCTGAACCCGGACGGATCTGCGGGAAGCAACGATGTGGCCGACGCTCTGGCATCAGCAGCCCATTGCTGCCTCACGGATGAACTCGGGCCGAACACGACGATCGAACCTAGGTCTCGCCCGGCGTCAGTGGAGAAGCTCAACCGCTACTTGGGGAGACTTCCGTTCTAGGAGTGCGGACTCGCGAGTTGGTAAGCTGCTCGCGTGCCTATCGCCGGCGATACGAAGATTCGGCTGATTGACGGCTCGGACGTCGCTGTTCGGGATCTTGTGGAGCTGCCTGTCGACTCGCGCGTCTTCGGGGTCCAGGAACCGCACCGACCTGTAGCCGTCGCTGGCGCCACCATGGCTGGGCTCATCGTGGCGTCGCGAGCTCGCCGCGCGAGGGTCACGCGCCGGCACGAGCCGGTCGTGACGCTTCAGCTAAGCAACGACGAGGTCTTCCGTTGCGGTCCTACGCAGCTCATCATGACCCGCGACGGGACCTTCAAGGTGGCAGAGAAGCTCCGCCCCGGAGCCAGTCTCCGTCCGCTCGTCACGGACATCGCTCCGGGCACGAACGGAGACATCCTTCCGATCCCCGACATCGCGGGTAGAATCAGCACGTCCAGCTACAAGTTCCCGGAGATCAGGGTCATATCCAACGTGATGTCGGACTTCGAGGACATGTTCGATCTCGAGTGCCCGTTCACTGGCAACTACGGGGTGTCGGCCAAGATCTTCGTCTACGCCATCTCGGCGGCGTTGAGGTAAGGAGCAGCTCATGGCAGCGAGATTCACGGCGTCGATCACACTCGCACGCGAAGGCGACGCGGGCGATCCCAAGGGCAACTGGGGGCCGCGCGGCTACTCGGTCGAGCTTCCGGGCCTCATCGATCAGGAGCTCGAGGTCAAGGTCTTGGCGGGCGGCGTCGATGTGCCGCTCCTGATCCCGACCGTTGGCTCGAACACGCAGATCGTGTTCATCCGCTGCGACGTGCCGGGTGTGACGTACAAAAGAAACTTGGAAACCACTGTGAACCCGCTCGGCGCAGGCGGTATTCGGCTTGAGGCGGGGGCGCCCGCAGGAAGTACAACGCTCACGCAGCTTCTCTTCTCGAACCCAGGCAGCGTGCTCGCGACCATCTACGTGCTCGTCGCGGGGAACTGACCCATGGCCCGGCGTAGGCAGTCGCTCACAGAGATGCCCGAAGTCGACCGTGCGTACTTGTGGGAGAAGGTGCGCGAGATGCGGCGGCTTCACGCTACGGGCATGGCAGCGTCGGACATCGGTACCCAATTCGGGCTCAGCGCATCGCATGCGTGGTCGGTCTGCGTCGGTAGGTCGTGGCGCGAGGAGGTGGTGCATGGCTGAATCGCGTAGGCGTAAGTCATTTACAGAAATGGTGTTGCACCCATTTTCCACGCTCAACAAGATCGCTGGCCTGGACCGGTTGCCGGACCGTCGCGTCTCGAAGCGCCGCACCTCACCCGACAAGGGGCTGGCTGACCCGCTCGATCCGCTTCGTCGCGGATCGCGCGTCCAAGGTATCTACAAGGCGCTTGGCATCTACGCGCTCGAGGAGTCGCGGCCCGAGCTCTACCAGAACTTCCGCGAGATGGACTCCGACGCGATGATCTCCGCGGTCCTCGACGCGTTCGGCGAGGACGCGGCGCAGAAGGACCCCGAGCACAAGCGCATCGTCTGGGTTGAGTCGCCGAACGAGGACGTGCGCAGGATCGTCACGGCCACGCTCGACCGGCTCAAGATCGACCAGTGGGCGTTCCCGATCATGCGCGCGCTCGCGCGTGACGGCGACGTCTTCTTCCACATCGCCCCGGCCCGCGGGCAGGGCGTCGTTGCGATCCGGCCCTACGAGCCGTGGGTTGTTGCGCGCATTGAGGACGACATCGGGCGCCTCGTCGGTTTCGCTCCGGCGACCGAGCAGGGGCTCCCGAGCCAGACGGACAAGAGCAGCGTGCCGCACTACCGCTGCCTTCACTTCCGTCTACCGCCGCGCGACCTCACCGATCACTACGGAGCGCCGTCGTCTTTCCTCTGGGGCTCCCGCATCGTGTGGCGGGAGCTTCAGCTCATGGAGGACCAGGTCGTGATGCAGCGGCTTCTCCGCCGCCCCGATCGCCTCATGGTCCTCATGGACGCGACCGGCATGACCCACGACGAGGTGTGGACGGCGGTCAAGGACTACGAGCGCTACCTCTACCGCGAGACCTACACGAACCCCGACGCTGGCGTCTTCGCGTCCATGGGCACACCCATGGACATCGCGAAGGACATCGTCCTTCCTCGCGGCATGAACAACCAGACCGCAGTGCAGCCGCTCCCCGCGACGAACACGAACGACCTCCTCCGCGACCTCGACATGAAGCTCGCGCACCTGGCTGCCGGCATCGGCTTCCCGCTCGGCTTCGTGGGGCGCGGCGACCGCGGCGGCTACCAGGCTGGGCAGTCGCTCTCGCGTCAGTACCAACCGTTCGCGAAGCGCGCGAACCGTCTCCAGAACGCGTTCCTCCCCGAGATAGTCCGGCTTTGCATGATCGACCTCGCGTTCAAGAACATGGACCCGATGCTCCCGCAGAACGCGTTCACTCTCAACATGGCGACGGTCTTCCCGATCCAGGAGATCGAGCGCAACGAGGTGATCCAGCTCAAGACGGACCGTGTCGAGCGCTCGATCGCTCTCGGCGAGCACGCCTACCTGAACCCCGACATCTGGGTTCCGTTCGTCCTCGAGAAGTACGGTGGCCTCTCGTACGACCTCATCAAGCGCATGTACGTCGGGAAGCCGGAGCCGCGGGCGGGCGATCCGTTCCGCATGCCGACGCCGATTCCGCCGCCCATGCCGCTCGCCGGTATGCTCGGCGCCGGTGGCGGCGGCATGAACGAGAACGGGAACGGTCACGGTGAGCTGCCGGTCCTCGATGAGAAGCTCTTCTTCGAGCAGCTCGGCGAGGAGATCTCCAAGTGGCGCCCGCCGGTCGACGACACGGTGCGGAAGTCGAGCGCTTCTGTGCAGGTGGTCGACGAGGAGAAGCACCCGTGGCGCCCCAAGGGGCTCGTCGAAGGGCACGGCGATCCGACCAAGCTCGACAAGGCGATCGAGGACAAGCTCCTCGAAGGTGGGCGCCTCTCGGAGCAGGAGGCCAAGCTCGCGACCGAATCCATGCGCGAGAACTACCGCGCGCGGGCGCGGAATCGGGTGCGGGTGATCGACGCGCTCATCGGCATGGGCGAGTAAGGGGCTGCGATGCACAAGCCGAACAAGGAGACCATGAAGCGGCGCGCGACCGATGGTGCGGCCCGCTCCGCGCGCGTCCAGCCGGTCGTGCTGGTTGTGCCGGTCGTCATGGTCGAGCACGTGCACAGTGGTGAGGTCGTGAGCTTCCCGAAGAACGAAGCCTGCCCCGAGTGCGGGCGACGCCTTCTCGAAGGGTGAGATGGACGGTGCGATCCTCTACGTGGTCGGCGATCCGGGGCTGCCGCCAGGCGCGGTAGACGACCCCTTCGCCGGTCTCGTTGAGCAGGACGCCGTCGATCTCACCCGCGCCGTCCTCGAGAACTGCGCCGACGACATCCCGTACGAGGTCTGGGTCGAGTGGCTCGTCCGGGACGACAACGACCTCGAGCACTTCGACGCGTGGCTCGCGGAGCATCACCCCGAGCTCGCCGAAGGGAAGGCGGTCGGGACCGCCAACCTCGGTGGGAACCTCGCGCGGCGTGATCGCCAGCTCAAGCGCCAGTCGACCGGCAACGTCCGCTACCACGTCACGCAGGCAGCGCGGAACGTGCGGCGTGACCTTTCGGCGATCGAGGGGAAGGCGAAGCGCGACATCGAGTCGACGATCTCCGGGTGGATCGAGGGCAACGTCTCCTTCCGTGAGGTCCAGGACCAGACCTCGTTCATGTGGCGGAAGGCGTACGAGCAGGTGCACGAGGTTGGGCGTCGCGCGAGTGGCGTCCACCGTATGCACCCGGACCCGAAGGTGGTCTCCGAGGAGGAGAAGTGGTTCCGCTCGGCGCTTCGTGAGGAGCTGCGCTACTGGCATCTCGCGCTCGACGAGTGGCGCCGTCGTCGCAACGAGGCTGCGCGCTCGGGGGCGAACGCCGTCGCGAAGGTCGACGCCGCGGGCTTCCGCCGTTTCGAGTCGTACCTCAAGTCGCTCGACAGCATGTACGACGGCGCTCGCGCGCTTGCGCTCCCGCCGGGTGTGCTCGCCTACTGGCTCGGCCCAGATCCATCCGATGACGACGCTGTTTGCGATGGATGCGCTTACATGGTCGAAAGGAGCCCGTTCCCCAAGGCGTTGTTGCCGGCCACTCCGCGGTCTGGTATGACCCCATGTCTTCACAACTGCCGGCATAAGCTGGTGCTGAGAGCAGCCACCTCCGCCGACATCGCACGCCGAATGACTGCGCTCCCGGGTCGCCAGACGATGCTCGGCGACCTCCGGCGGATCAAGACCGCCCACCACGGGACCGACCGGCAGCAACGCGCTCGAGCCCACGCCAAGAGGACACGCGGTGCCGGCAGGTCCCACGTCCACAACCCTTTTCATCGAACTCCTCTTGGTCTAATGGGCCAGGAGCTACCGCCATGAGGTGCTACCAGAGCACGCCGATCAAGGCGCGCCTTCGTTTCGAGGAACTCGACGAGGCGTCTTTCGTTTTCACGAAAGGTAAGAGCGGTCGTCGCTTTGCGCGTTACTGGGACGACGTCGCAGGGAAATGGTGCACGATCACGCGCGCCAAGTGGCGGTGGGAAGCGGCCAATGGTTCGGTGCCGCGTGGGCTTATGCTGCATCACAAGAACGAAATACCGTCTGACGATCGGCTGGACAACCTCGAACTCATGACGCGCGGCGATCATCAGCGCCATCATCACAGCTTGCACGGGGTCAACACACCTGCGTGGGTTTGTTCGGTGTGTGGCCGCGATTACAGGCGGCAGAACAGCGCGCGCGATGTCTACAAGTACTGCTCACTCGCGTGCCGGAACGAGGGTCAGCGTAAGTCGCCGCCGTTGACGTGCGAACGTTGCGGCGCATCTTTCCGACGGAGTCCGTCCGAGATCACCAAAGCAAAGGCGCGTGGAGCGAAGCATGTCTTCTGCTCGCGTGCGTGTGTTGTTGGTCCGAAGCCCCTCGGGCGAATGGGGCAGGAGCTTCCGCCGTGAGCGTCAAGTGGCTTTATCATGTCGTCTCGTTCCCGGCGTTCCGTCGCGTGACGCAGACACTTCGACTCGCGCCACAGGATGCGCAGCGCCCCTTCGTGTGGTTCGACACGATGCCCGACCCCGAGGTTGGCGCGAACGAGGTGATCCTCTGCTTCGCCGCGCGCGATCTCATGCCGCAGCTCTTCCAGCGCGGCGACACCTTCCGATCGAAGGACCCCCACAAGCCTGTCCGGTTCCGGCTCGAGTGGCTCGACCGCGTGCTCGTGAAGGATGAGCGGCTCGTGCCCGGCGTTCAGGCCATGGTGCCGGACATCCGTGTGACGCCTTACGGCCACGACGTGATGGCGATCCTCGGCGATGCGCTCGTGTCCGACGGTTGGAATGGTGGGTGGGTCCGCCCGAGCATCGAGGCGGAACAGGGAGAGATCGAGCGCGTCGCGAAGTGTGAAGGCGTCCGCGCGGGCGCGCTCGCGGGGCTGATCGAGCGCGCGCCGCTCGTGCCGCTCACCGACGAGAAGTGGGCCGAGCTCGAGAACACGGAGTCGTGGGAGTGTCGGACGCTCGAACAAGTCATGGAGATCGGCGGGCTCTACGACAGGGACGCCTCGAGCGTGATCGCTGGCTTCCTCGCCGAGACCGACATGCCGGCGCCGATCGTCCTCGAGCGCAACGACGGCACACTCCACCTCGTAGCCGGGAACACGCGCCTCTGCGCCTCGCGAGCGCTCAACATCCGACCGCAGGTTGTCCTCGTTCGTCTCGACGAGGCACCGACGAAGGCGAAGTCCGACGACGAAGACGAAGCCGCGGCGGTCCCGCGTGACACGAAGGTCAAGGGCAAGCGCGCCGTCCTCAACAAGCCCTTCGACTTCCGGCATGCGCCGCACGCGAAGCACACGATCGCGAAGACGGACCCGAGCGGCTACCGCGGCCAGCGAGATCCCAAGGGCAGTGTCGGCAAGTACAAGGAACGCCAAGACCGATCGGTGTGATCGGCAGGCGCTAAATTTTGCCGGGCGTTTCGTGTAAGATCTCGGCATGAACCGCGTTGATGAAGCGTGCGACTTCGACAGCACGCCGGCGCCTTTGCACTCGGCGCTCAGTCCGCCCGGCGCCCCACATCCCCACGCGGGCGTGTCCGTGTGCTACTGCAACGAGCCCGGCTTCGGTTCCGAGCTGCCGCCCGCTCGCGGTACCGACTACCTCGGGGTCGACCCAGGTTTAGACGGTTTCCTCGCGCTCGTCGGCGCCGACGGTCGTGCGCTTGACACAGCTCACGTCCCGCTTCTTCCGAACGACGGCGGCTACGACCGCCGCGGGATGCACGGGCTTCTCATCGCGTGGAAGCCGCGGATCACCCTCGCCATGCTCGAGGAGCAACAGGCGTTTCCGGGGAGCGGCCCACCGTGTCCGGCGTGTCACCGCCCGAAGGGGCAGGGCGCCGCGTCCACGTTCACGACGGGCATGGGCTACGGCCTTTGGCTCATGGCGCTCGACGTGGCCGGCATCCGCTACGAGGAGATCCGGCCCGTGAGCTGGAAGAAGCGCATGGGCATCCAGCCGGCGACCGGTCTCGAGAAGAACGAGCGGACGAAGGAAGCGAAGCGACTCGCCGTCGAGAAGGCGAGCTCGCTCTTCCCCGGCTACGACCTTCGCGAGAACGTGCGCTGCCGCGTCCCGCATGCCGGCAAGTGCGAAGCGCTCCTCCTCGCCGAGCACGCGCGGCGCACGCATGCTGGAGCGGTGGCGTGAGCGACAGCGCGATCCAACGCCCCAAGCTCGTTCTTGTCGGTGGGAAGACCTACTTCCTTGCTGCGTTCGAGGCGGCGTTCAACCAGACAGCGCTCGCGCACGTCGCGAGGCGGACAGCGAACAAGAGCACGCCGAGGCAGATCATGCGCACCGTCGCGGCGATGAAGTCAGACCGGGCGCACCGGGTCGTTCTCAAGGAAGCGCTTGAGTTGCTCTCGACCCAAGAACCAACGTCTACTCTCGGCGATATAGCGGCGAGGTTCCCGGCCCCCGACAAGGTGTAGGTGGGTCGCTTTCGGCTTGACTTCGATTCGAGCGCGGGTATCCTGGCGTGCCCGATCGACGTGCGCTATTATGGAGGCGCGTTCCATGGCGACGACCGACACCCAGCACGGCGCGGATGTAGCGGCGCCGATCGACGCCGCTTCGCGCGCGCGTCTTCAGGAGAAGCTCGGGCTCCTCACGGAGTGCCTGGTCCTCGCCTCCCGCGCGGCGGCGCTCGAAGCAGCGATCAAGGATCGGCGCGCGCGCCTCGAGCTGCTCATGACCGAGGACAAGGACAAGGCACTCACGTGTCAGCTCGGCACCGCCGGCTTCGGGAACCGGGTGAAGTACTCCGTCGACCCCGCGAAGCTCTCGACGCTCTTCGCGCCCGAGATCCTCGCGCAGCACGTCGACATCACGAACGCGCTCTACGACGGCGCCGTCAAGGCGGGTGTGAAGATCGAGACCGCCGTCAACCGATCCTACGACCAGTCGTTCAAGATCGAGTCCGCGCGCGGCGCCGAAGCGAAGGAGCAGCGCGCGGAGTTCATCGAGAGCACGAAGCAGGCAGCGCTCGCCAAGGTGCACGAGGTCGCGCAGACGATCCTCGGGAATCAGAAAGGTAGTGTATGAGGGACTTCTTCGAGGCGTTGATGCAGGCGTCCATCAAGACCGGTGTGCCGGTAGTCGTCGTGGGTGGGCAGGGCGTGGCTCCGGGCATGGTCCCGTCGAGCGCGCCCATGCCCCCCGCGAACGACGCGGCGATCGCGGAGATCGCCAAGCTGCGCAGCGAGCACGCG